GTGAGACAGGAATATTTTTTTTGTGACTATTAATATTCTTCTCATTGTATTCCGTTACATCAGACTCGATATTTGGCATTTCCTCAAGTTGGAATTTTCCAGTTTTACTTGACTGATGCCATATTAAATCTATATGTTTCGGATAATTCAAATTCCATTCGACTGTAGACTTACTCAACAGTTTTCGGGACTTCTTGTTCATTGGTAATATATATCTGAACTGCCGGCCAAATATTTTGGAGATACCCTTCGCATCTAAAAAATCTTGTGTTAACCAATATATCTTCTCTCCTTTTCTATCTTTAAAAAACTCTGGGTCTCTATTCTTTTCGAATATGACATTCTCTTCACACAATCGTTTACTAGACCTTGGGTGAATTTTTTCACCTTCTGGACTAATATAAATTTGCGTCTGGATAGAACCACCATAGAGGAAGTTCGCTGCCTGATATACATATCCTGGCTTACCCATGATACCATCTGCCCAAGTGAATAAAAACTTTCTTTCTGGAGTATTAGTTTTCATCCACTTTACAACCCCAGATATCATCTGAGATTCGGAGTTTCTTGGCATTTCTTCAGTCATACACATCTTTCCTATTTCATAATAATCAGATGTATCAAGACCAGTAAATAGTTTATTGATTGTTGCCTTGGGTTGTGTACCCCATCCAAGGGTCAGTACACCAACAAGTTCGTCAACTAAGAAACAACCAAGATAATGCTTCGTCAACCTAGGCATTATCTTGGAGTAATGCAACGACTGAATAAATTCAGTTGCAGTAAATTTGTCCACTTCTTTAATTACAAATTTCATGATGTAGAAACCAAATCCTTTACTGGAACCAGAAACCCTTTAGAGGTATTACTATCTCCCCCCTGTACAATTCGATATCCATTATTCTTGCACATGCTTCGCAATCTTGCAGAAGGGACGGTGACATTAAATTTAAATTCATCGTGAAGAAAAAAATTGACAGTCCACCACTTTGCATGAGTTGTCGCAATACCACTAGCCTTACCTCTAGATGCGAATTCTACAAAGTGGTTTCCTGTTCTGTTCCATCCATCTCTTTCGGACTTCACTTCAGTCTTATCACCCTCTACAATTTCTGCAACAACATTTTCACCCTTCTTACCCCATTGCAAATCATATTTGAAATCATTGTTGTAGTCCATTTGGAAGTATTAACCCCTGTTTGTTATTGACTGGCGCACTATCGACTAAATCTGCAATAGAAGTTTCTAGAACATGTTTTAGAATCTGTCCTGCTATTATACCAAATTTTTCATCTTTGTCAAGCTCTTCTAGCGTATTTTTTTCATTTGGGACTAATGCAACGTATTCAAAGTCGATTTTTGCATCAGCTGGGTCTTGTCGGGTCACAATCTTAGATTCTTTACCTGACACTTTCCCAAATCTAAAAATAACCCCCTCATATTCACCAGTATTAAGTTTGAATGCGAAAAACTCTTCACTATCAGACTCCATTATAGTAAAATCACTATCCTTAATCATCTGTACTCTCCAACAAAGTTTCCAAAACTTCCGCATCTGGCATAATATCACCACTACTAATCGCATAACGGTCTGCAAGATAATTAACAAATGTTTCTGACTGCAAAATTGGTGACCATACTTCAGAAGTATTCAATTGTTTTGCGCGGTACTTCTTATCTAACACCTCACCAGTTTTCAAATCTACCTTCTGATACCATGCACCTGACTGAGATAAACACCCAGCATCCAATGCCATGTCCAATAAACCAGACCATTTGTCGATACCACCCTCAAACTTGACCGTAACAGGAATTTTGGACTTCTCTTTAATATAGCGCGACTTCTCCACATTAATAATAAAGTTATATCCAGCAATCTCAGTACCTTCTTTTTCTTGTTGGCGACCAATAATCCAGATGTTATCTGCACTGTAATACATACCAGTTCCACCAGCAACGACTTTAGTCGGAAACAGACCCTGTGAGTCATATGTGTGATTGATTGCAATCATAGGGATATCTGACATGTTCAACGTGGGCGTAATCATACGGAAAACCGATTTAAATTGTTTTGCCCTTGTCATATCAGCAGTACCTTTGCCGGCCTCTGCGTCATCAATTTCTTTCTTCGACGCAAGATTACCAACAGAATCCACCATAATGAATAACTTGTCTTCTGTGGTGACATCCTTTAACTGTTGCACGATGTCAAATTTAAACTCTTCCAAATTTGTAATCGGAGTATGTACCACTCTTGACGTATCGATACCAAATGTATCAAAGTACCCTTGCGGAGTTCCAAATTCTGAGTCATAAAATAACGCAATACCTTCTGGGTATTTGTCTAGATATGATTTCATCATCAATAGTCCAAACGCAGTCTTAAAATGTTTGGATGGCCCAGCAATCATCGTAAGACCAGATATAAACCCACCTGTGGGGGATGCACTGAATGCGATATTTACTGCTGGGATTGCAGTGGGGATTTGTTCCTTTTTTCCCAAGTATTGAGAGTCTGCAAGGATATTAACCCTGTCTTTCAAACTACTGTTTTTCTTTAATTTGTCTGCTAAATTCATGTTTTTTCTCCTTAGAAAAATTGGTCTAATGTAAATTGTTTTTCCGTATGCCAATTAATAGTATCAGTGATAGTTTTAATTGGTTCCAGATATGCTTTGTCGAATTGTAATTCTCTGTCAATGTATTTGTCCAAACCAAACGCAGTCGGAAGGTTTGTCGAAATAGCAATTGCATTGTTTTGAATTGGGTTGGGTTCCTTTAAGTAACAAAATTTAATTTTGTCAGAGTTCTTTATCAATGGGTATTGCATCCCCAAGTTATGTTCTTTAACTAGTTTGTTATAGAATAAGACTCCCTTAACGTGTATTGGCGTACCTTTCTTGTATACATGCATAGAATCGTGATACTTGGTCAATCCATTCACACCTCTGGGGAATGATATGGTCTCGACATCGTAAGTATTAAACTCCTTGCGAAAGTTTGCAACAAACTCAATTAAGTCATCGTTTGTTTTGTTCATGATAATTTTGAGGGTTTCTTTAATCTTCTCCCTGCACACGGCAGGAGTAGATGAGCGAACTGCCTCCAAACCCATAATCTTTAATTGTGGACTCGCATAACGAACACCCTCGTTATCATGTACGTTTAAAATGTATCTTTTCTTTGCAGTCCAGATACCTTTTGATGCGATAACTTCTCTCGCCATTTGCATCTTCTGTTCATATGCATTCATTTTATCAGCAAGTTCTTGATAACAAGAATTGATAAATGGTTCAAACTTGTCGTTTGCAATCTTGTCCAAATAATCTACAATCGACTTGTCATCTTTACCTTTGAAGAAACGGTTTACAAAATCACCAAGTCCAACATAGATAGAGTCTGTATCGGATGCGATTACATAATTCTGCGGTTTCTCATTCTTCAGAAGACCATTCAAATACGCATTCATCTTCTCTTCAATCCATCGAATCGACAATTGACCAGATAGTGTAATTGATTCTGCCTGTCGGATATCGAAGTATCTAAAGTATTGGTTGCCCAACGCACCATAACAAGAGTTTAACAGAATCTTTGCAGCCATCTGTTTGTTGTTTAATGCAGATATTTGTTTCTCTTGTAGTTTTGCGTCACCATCACCGTTCTCTTTCAGTTGTTTTATACGCAACATTTCTTTCTTGTAGACGGTACGACTGTCATACATATTTTGCATCAACTTGGGCAAAAAACCCTTCTTCTCCTTACTGAATAGCATACCACTTGGACACAATGCGGCATTCATACTAATCGCATCAGAGGTATCAGTCTTTCCCTCCAAAAGAGAATCAACACTAGTCTGGATATATTGTCCCTCAATTAATGTCTCTGGACTAATATTGTACTGCATAATCAAGTGAGGGTACAGACTGTTCAAGTCGAATGATACAACCCAATCATGTTCTCCTACATCTGGTTCCTTCACATATGCACCGGCAAATGAATCTGCCTTTTGACCGCGACCAGTATTTGGGATTACTATATTATTGCGTTTGAGTTCTTCAAATATCAAGGCATCCCAAGTGCGAATTGGCGAGAACACATCATCAAAGTTAATCTTTGATTGATATGCAATCGTGATTAACAGTTCCATCAGTTTAAGTTTGTCTTCTAATTTATCCACCAACTCAACGTCTTTGATATTGTAGTCGATAAACTTCTGATAGTCCTGTTTATAGAACAAATGCATCTGTGCAAACTCAGAGTGGTCAATCTTTCTCTCTCCGAGTTCGACTTCGGCAATATGGTCTAGTCTATAGGTTTCTCTAGTGACGTATGTGAATTTGCGATACAAATCTAGATAATCGATTATTGCGAGACCAAGAATTTTAACTTGATTTTGCATCATCCCACGAATATTCTTCTGGACTTTATCGACAATTCTCCACGGAGACAATCTTACAGCCTCATCGTGACCTAGAAGTCTTTCAAGTCGATTAACAAGATAGGTCATATCGAATTGGTTTACGTTCCAACCAGTAACAATATCGATTTTGGAGTTTTCCCAGATATTTAAGAAACTGGTAAGAAGTGCAAGTTCATCTGTACATTTATAGTACTTAATTCGGTGGTCTTTTAGGTCGGGATTCGTGTGTTCCCAATCGCCAATACCAAGAACAACGTAAACACCATGCATCTTCATGGTGATGGCGTTAACACGTTCAAGTGCGTCTACAGGTTCTGGGAAGCCGTTTTCACACTCCACTTCGATATCAATATTGCAAATATTTAACTTGTCTGGGTCGTATTCAATTTCACCAGAGAAGGTGTCTGATATAAAAGGATATGTAAACTGGGTGTTCCCATACACCTCAATACCTTCAATATCTTTATATCTTTTGACAAAGGCCCTCGCTGCGTAAATCCCATCCTGTTGGATTTTATCCACAGGGAGGCCGTGCAAGGTTTTGTATTTTGAATTTGGGTTTTTTGATTTGAGAAAAAGGTTAGGTTTATAATCAACTTTTCTCTCAACTCTTCTGCCGGAGTTATCTATTTCGCGTAAGTATACCTTACCGCCGATAGTAACAACATTTGTATAAAAGGACATAGACTACTCCACATAATATAAACATATTATAACACAACGACTCTTGTTTGTCAAGTTATAATTTCACAAATGCATGAGAATCTGTTGAAGAATTCGGGGTGACGGCATCTTTAAATGGCGTCTGAGAGACTGACGGCGGCAACACTAAACCATTACCAAATACTTTATTATACTCATTCAACAATTCGTTTACAGGTTCTACTATAAATGCACACATAGATTTCTGAATAACAAACCCATCCTTAATCTTCGAATACGGCATGAATGGTGCGAGACCAATTCTTGCAGTTGCTTGGGTGGGGTCTGCATAACTTGCCGCAATCTGGCAAACATTCAGTACCTTCCAAGAATCACCTTCATCTTTTAATTCTCCAATCAACTCTTCTCCAGTTGAAAGTCTAATTATTTTTACGTCTAACATCGACATCACATCACCTTATTTTATAAAGAGGATTGGAGATGCCCAACAATTTAGGCATCTCCGTACTCATATTTAGTCTTATCCCGCTGGTTCTTCTACTGGAACATCTCCAGTTGAAAGATTTTGTGCCGGAGCGCCAGATTCTGGTGCGGCCGACTGTTGAGGGGCAACTGCAAAAGTGTTAATGATGGTTCTCAAATTTTCTTCGGAACTGGACAACTGGTTTACCCACTTATCCATTGTATCGATGAAGTCCGAATGGTCTGAAATACCAACAGGATTCTCAAAATACACTTTTAGGTTTGCAATAGCCTCATCTCTTTCAAATTCATATTTGCGAATTAACGCTCGTAAAAAATGACTATTTGTGTAATTCATATTATTGTACTCTCTCTTGTGTAAGTTTCCACTTTTTTTCTTTTTTAATGTGCAAACCTAAAGCATCGTGAATCGCCCTAGATTCTGGTGTATCTCCGAGCCACTTAATTACTTTACGGCGTAGATATCTCCACTCCATGTTTATAATTTTTAAGTGCGCGCCAGGAATACTGTTTCTGGTTTTGTTGTTGAAAAGACTTGACATAATTTCATCATTGGGCAATGCCAAATCAAAAGTTACATGTCCTGTCGCGACATCTCTACTGGTACGATATAAATTATTTGCATCATCTGTATCGTGTACAATGTCGTGAAGTAAGTCTACTGGGGTGGTTGGAGGAAGTTCTTCAAAATCTTCACTCTTTGCCATTTCTTCTTTGGTACTCATGTTTTCACTATCCATTCTCTTTCCTCTTGAATTTCTGCACGGCGGTCTTTGCAAAGTTTAGCAATGTCCATCAACAATTTTCTTGCGCGGATACCAGCAGATTTATTCTGTTTAGATATGAATTTTTCATTTTCAAATTTGTAAGCTTCTATCAACGAAATTAATTGCTCATGACTGTCCATTATTATCACCTTATATAATATAGGATGGGGGGAAACCCCCATCCCATGTCACTACTTTATCCCTTTAAAAACTTCGGTTTTTTGGATTTAAAATTTTCATCACCAATTTTAATGGTTCTGGGTTTTTTCTCATCCGGCAACTCCAGTTTAAGAGTAACTTCCAACACTCCGTTAACAATATCTGCACCCAAAACGATGAGGTCGGCTGAGAGGGTGAATTTTCTTACAAAGTTTCTAGCGGCAATACCTTTATGGACGTACTGAGTATCATCCTTAGCATTGGTATGCGTACCACTAATTGTAAGTGTTGATTCTACCAACTCGACATGCAATTCATCTTCAGAAAACCCTGCAACGGACAATTCAATCCGATAGTAGTCTTCATCTTTAATGATATTGTATGGCG